GGATCGTTACGCATTTCAATCATACCGTGAGAGGTAAGATTGTCAATGGTGAGAGCGGCATGCTCGGCGACAGAACAGTAGTCTGTCCCGTCACAAGTCTTACAATCGATCAGCTTGACCAGGGCCCGGATATAGACACCGGGTTTGGGTGAGCGGAAAGAAATGCGAGCGAGCCGCGTTCCAGTCTCGTCGACTGGATAATAAGTCCAGCCTTTTGGACCGGATCGCTTAAACGGGATACTGCGGTACGGTACTTTGTACTCACAGACACCAAAAGGAAGGTCTTCGAAAAGCATGTAAGCAGAGCTTTCGAAAGACGTACCTTCGTAAAGAAAGATACCGGGTAAAGACTGGATATGCGCATCGAACCAAAAAAGCAAAGAATCGGAAACGGACATCAGAACTAGTAAGGGAAATAGTTTCGGAAGAAATTTTAACCGCAGACAGTAATAACCGTCCACGAGGCGACGTTGGCAGCATTTTGCCGGAGCAGAGAAATGGACTGATCAGCGCTCTGGCATTCCACGGTGACACGACCATATGATTGGCAAGTGTTTGGAAAAGGTGAAGCGTCAAAGAATGTGGTATAATATCCCACATCAACGTCGGTGGTTAGGGGTTCAACAGTCATGAAATCGCCTGGGTTGTCACCAACGGCAGCGAGGAAATAGATCTCAATGAGGTATGTACCAGCGTTAGCAAAAGATAGATACTGCAACCCTGGCGATGAATTTGAGTCTGAAATCCACGCGACCAAAGCAGTGAGAGATTCAGGTGGCAAGTTAGGACGGGCCCACGGTCCATTGGAAGGAAGCAAAGCCATGACGTTATTGCCGGCGGCAGTGCCAAAAGTGAGCCCGACGCCTGCTGAAACGATCGAAAGTGGGTCGCCAATAGGGGGTTTTGTAGACGATGGGGTGGCGTTGTATAATGTGCAACACATACCATCGAAATTGTTGCCTCCTGGCAGACATGGCAAGTTGAGCTCGACGTCGTAGGTGATGAAAAGACGGCCGATGACAGTCCCAGGCTTAGCTGGTAAGCCATCGGTGGCGACGGTGACAACACCATGGTCGTAGAGATTGGGTGGGCCGGACGTTCCAAAGCGGCGGGTGAACAGATGTTCACTGGCTTGGAGAGTGGGATCGCACTCGATACCATGCATGATACTTTCAGACGGGTTGCCCCTGCTGTGGTAAGCTGCTTGAAGGATTTCCCTCATATTACTATAAGGCAATTCGTTAGCATTGTACTGGGTAGCAATCGACACAGTTCCG